CGGAGAGGATTTATTCTACGAAGTTATAATGCCAATGGTTATTAGGACAGGTGGTAGGATTATTCTTACTTCTACTCCTTACGGTCAGTCTGGGTTTTTTTATGAGATGTATGTCAATTGGTCAAAAGATACAGAAAGGGCAAAGGTATTCCACTTCCCTGCGTTGAAGGATGGTAAGCCTTTAGCTCCAGGTGTTGATATTAGAGATTTAGAAAACCAAAGAGAAGCTATGGGTCCGACTCGTTTTGCTGTTGAATATTTGGCTGAGTTCGTTGATGAAGGAACTTTGTATTTCCCTACATCTTTGATTAACAGCGTTGTAGAGGAGTATGAGATGAAGAGATACGGAATGGGAGACAAGCAATATTTTATGGGGATAGATTGGGGTAAGCAGAAGTCTGCTACAGTTATCACAATCATAGAAAAGAATCCTATGGGTGCGAGTAAGGTTGTTTTGATGAAGGAGTATCGTTTACCTTACGACCAAGTTATTCAGCAGGTTGCTTACTTCGCTGAGAGATTCAATATTAGAAAGTGTTTAGCAGATACAGGAGCTGGACTTGCTCAGATAGACCAACTCAAGGCTATGGGATTACGTATTGAAGGTTTCAATTTCACAGTTCAGAGTAAGATTGATATGTTTGGACATCTTCGTTTGTTGATGGAGAACAAAGAGATAGTATTACCTTATATTGATAAATTGAAAGGACAGCTTCTTTCTTTCAGACAAACTAAGTCTAAGACAGGTAAGATTCTCTTACACGCTGAAAGTGGAGCACATGATGATTATGTAGATTCGTTAGCTTTGGCAGCATACTCACTACGAAAAAGCACTTCTAGCACTCAAATGCGTAAGGTATCAAAGAAAAATCCGAAGTTTCTGAGCTTTTTTTAGAAAGAGTTAAATATTAGCCACTATATAGTAGTGACAACCCTTCATACTAATGGTCAACATAGGACCAATAAAAGTCCAGTTTAAAGAAGCTGGCAAAGGTAAAATAGGCAAAGTTAGAAGTTATTCTCAAAAATTTTCGAAAGATTGGGATGAAGAAAAGAAATTAGAGACTTTTGAAGATATATATAAGACTGTTCCGCTTGTTCAAGCGGCAATAAATTATACTGCCGATTTAGCGGTAGGTACTGGGTACGAGTTAATCTCGGAGGATGAAGGGGCTAAGAAGAAAGTTGATGAGTTCTTGAAGCAACAGGATTTCACTCTCCTGATGCACAGAGTAACACGCCACTTGTTAGTGTATGGTAATGCCTATTTAGAGCTTGTTCGTTTGGGTGAAAAGATTGTGGAGATGAAGCTCCTTCATCCGAAAACTATGGAAGTAGTTACAAGTGAAGATAACACTGGTGAGGTTATTGGATATAAACAGATTACAGGTCCAGCAAAGACTGATGTAGTTCCTTTCGACGTTGATGAGATTGCTCACTTCAAATGGAATGTAATTGGAGACTCGCTTCTTGGTACTTCAGCTATTGAATCCGTTGCTGGTGTTTTAGGCATCAAGCTTGAGATGGAGAAAGACTTCCGTCTTATATCACACAGATACGCAGCTCCACAAGTTCACTATAAGATAGGAACTGATTCTGAACCTGCTACTGATACTCAAATAGCTAACTTCGAGAGCCAACTTGAAGAACATAATCCAGAGATGGATTTAATTTCAGCACATACAATTTCGGCAGATGTTATTAATCCGTTGGGTAGTAGAATCGGCGTAGAAGAATTTATGAAGCATATTGAGAATCAGGTTATTGCTGGTCTTCAAGTTCCAGAAGTAGCTCTTGGACGTGGACAGAACATAACAGAAGCAACAGCTAAGGTTCAGATTGGTATTTTTGATAGAAGGGTTAAATCTGTTCAAAGAGTTCTAACCAATCAAACTGAGGCTTTAATTATTAGACAAATATCTGAAGGTGTTAGGATAGAGTTCGGAGAGTTTGAGAAAGAAGATGAAGATATTAAAGTAAATAGGCTTCTTCGCCTAAAGGCTGGCGGCATAGTCACACCTGAGTATGTCGCTCAGCAATTAGGTATAGACAAGAAGTTTATTCCAGAAGAACCAGAGCCAGAAGTAGACCAAGTTGGTAAACCAAAAGGTAATCCAAAGGATTTGAAGGGATTAGATGATTCAAAGACAAGAGTTTCTCCGAAGAAGATGCCAGTGAAGCAGATGCTTGATGATGGGTTCTATTATATAAAAGTTGAAGATGGGGTGATTTCAGATGGTAGTTCCATTTAAATTAGTTAGAAATCCATTTAACCATGACCAAATGATACCAGTTCAATTTGGTGATGATGCTGATGTTATATTCAAAACCACTTGGACATATCAGAATGACTTTCTTGGTCTCGGAGAAGGTGCGAATGAGGGTGACCAATGGGCTCAAAACAAGTGGAATACTCGCAAAGATAGAACAAATTCAGATGTTACTGTGACGAATGCTTTACAAGTGGGTGAACTTGGTGATGATAATAAGACAAATGCACGTAAATCACTAAGAAATTGGTAAGTTTTTAGATAACTTTAAATAATGGTGTCACTATATAGTAGTAACACAAATGCCAGCTGACTTTGATAGATGCGTTGCTGACGTGACAGCTCAGTTTAGAAAGAAAGGTATTAGTCCTAAAACAGCTAAATCCAGAGCTTTTGCTGTATGTACTGCTAAATTCAAGAAAGCAGGCAAGAAAACAAGGGAGTTAAACAATATGAAATTGAATTTTGAAGCGGCTATTTGTGCTACTGAAGCAAAAGAGGGTGATATAGAACAAAAAGCTTTTGCTATACAAGGAACAGCAATCGAGGAAACAGTATCACGTAATGGTATTGAATATAAGGCTGAGGAGCTTGAAAAAGCTGTTGAGTCTTTAGTTGGAGTTCCATTACTCAAGAATCACGATAATTCTGTTGATAGTATAGTGGGGCGGGTAACTGAAGCTTGGGTTGAAGATAAAGCCTTAAAGTTTAAGGCTAATGTCGTTGACGAAAAGATACAAGAGAAGATTAAAGCAGGCTTGATAAATAATGTTTCTGTAGGCTCTCAGATAAAAAAGCTTACGAGAAAGGTCGTTGAAGGTGTTACAACTTTCATCGCAAAGGGAATTGAATTCTTGGAATTATCACTTGTGGCAGTTCCAGGAGTGAAGGGTGCTACTTTTGGAGTAGCTATGGAAGAACAGTATAATACTGAGGTAAATAAAATGGAAAACGAAAAATTGGACGCACTTCAGGAACAAATCGAAAGATTGACGTCTATGGTAACAGCAAAGGAAGAAGAGGGAGAAGCTGAGGCAGANNNAGAAGCTGANNCNGANGNNGAAGCTGANCCAGAGGCAGAGCCTGANGCNGAAGAAACAGATGACAGTGAGGAGAAATTTAATAGTCTAAACAAAGAATTGGTAGGACTAAAGAAGGAACTTCTTACATTGACAAAGGAGGTCGTGAAATCTAAAGCCCAGAAGGCAGAGAAGGTTGAAAGTCAGCCATCTTATGTCACAGGTGAAATCCAGAACTCTGGAGGAAACTACTGGCAAAATTGGAACCCAGAATATTGGAGGAATCATTCTTATAGATGATTAAAAGAAAATGGCAAATACACAAATGATTAATTTCCCAGGAAACTCTTTCCACGCAGTATCAAGTAGTGCTATATCAGCTGGAGACATAGTTAATTCTGAGTCTTCAGACGATGTAATGACAGCAGTGTCGCAAGCAGGATATGCTGAAGGAACTGTACTTGTTGATACAGCAACTAATGCTGACGATTTGATTATTGTTGGAGTTGCTTTAACTGATGCTGCTGCTTCAAGCACTTTGTCGGTAGCAAGGACTGGATTGTTTATAATGACATCTGGGGCAGCCGTTACGGCTGGAGCACTTGTTGGTCAGGAGACCACAGCTCAAAAAGTAGAAGATGCAACAGCATTTGGCAAGGTTATAGGTAGAGCCTTAACTGGAGCCAGCGCAGCAGATAAGTACGTGTTGGTGGCACTTAATTGTTAGGAGATAAAAATGGCAGGAATATTAAGCACAGGAAGTACAGGAACAGGAAGTTCAATCTTAGCACCGTCTATGGTTTTACGGACTATTCAAGATGCTGTACGAAAGAATTTGGTCTTTAGACCATTAGCAGCCGTAGTTATACCACCAAGTCAGATACCTGGTTCAACTGTGAAGATTTCACAGAGAACACCAGAATCTATGAAAGTACATAAAGTTGGTGAGGGAGCAGAATTCCCAGTAGGTCAAGAGACTTACACACAAGTAACTTTCACACCAGTTAAGTACGGAGTAACTGTAGGTATCACAAGAGAGATGATTGAAGATGGAATGTTTGCTTCTGTACAAATGAATGCTGAGACAGCAGGTTATGAATTAGCAGACAACGAAGATTCTTTGGTTGTAACTGCTCTTGGAACAGCATCAGCATCAGCAAGTCATGATGTAGCAAACGCAAACGCAACAATAGCTATAACTGACATAACTGAAGCAATGCAAAATCTTGAGGCAGATGGATATAACCCAACACATTTGATAGCTGGAGTAGAAGTAGTCAATGATTTAAGAAATATAGATACCTTCCACGAAGCAAACAAG